CAGGCGCTAACTCACTCGCCTGTACCGTGGGCCGCTCAACCAGCATGGTGATGCCGCAGCCGGTCTCCGTTAAGCGCTGCTCCTCTTCCGGCTTCAGCTGCTGCTGGGTGAATCCCGCCAGATGGATGACTTTCCAGAACCGGTTGCCGGGATGCGCAAAGTGAAACCCCTGATGGGCCGTTGACTGACCCGGATTAATGCCACAGAACAGCACATCAAGACCGGAGGTGATGATGTCGCGGATAGCGTGTTCACTCATGCCGCCACCTCCAGTGTGCGCTGCTTCAGCGCTTCGCGGCTGCGTTGTAGCATCTGGCTGGCCTGCTCTGCATCCGGACAGGCTCGCGCCAGCGCCAGCGCACCAACCATCTCTGCCAGCATGCTGGAAGCCAGCGCTTCCGCATCCGGCAGCCTCAGCTCACGTAATATCTGCGCCAGACCGGCATGCATCGCGTTAAAGCCCTGTGCGAAGATCTGCCGCGTTGGCTGTGGAAGATGAGCCACTTCACTCACCAGAGCGGCTAATGGACAGCCCTGCGCCGGCGCATTGCGATGCGCCTCGGAAAGATAGCTATCAATAAAATCTGCCAGCTGCTGTGCTGGCTCTGTCACGGACTCCGCAGGCTTGAAGGTATCGGCTTCAGCAAACATATGCTTCAGCACCTCCTCAACCAGCTCCTCGCGTGAGGTAAAATGCGCATAAAAACCGCCGTGTGTCAGACCGACCCGCTTCATCAGCGCCGCTACACCAATTCCTTCGGTGCCGGTTTCACGCATCACGCGCGCCGCCTCATCAAGGATACGCTGCCGCGTATGCGCTTTGCTGCTCTGCTTCTCCATCTCATCTCCTGCGGTGTCTGCTACGTAGCGTCTGGCTATTATAGTAATTATTACGGTCATCATATTCCAGCTTGACGACAGATATGATGATCGTCATATTGATGGCTATTATGACGATCATCATACGAGGAAAAAAAGATGTCACAATCAGGCACAGCTTTAATCACCGGCGCATCCAGCGGTATCGGTGCGACCTATGCAAAACGACTGGCAGCACGCGGTTATGATTTGATTCTGGTCGCGCGCGATCAGGGCCGGCTCACCACCCTGGCTGACGCACTGGCAAAGCAGCACGATATTCGGGTGACGGTTATGGCGGCTGACTTAACGCACGAGCAGGATCTGCAACGCGTGGAGTCGGAACTCGCGAACAACGCACAGATTACGCTGCTGCTGAACAACGCGGGCATGGGTGTTGAGGGTGAGTTTCTGGAGGCGGACATCACACGCATTAACAGCATGCTGGCGTTGAATATTCTGGCACCCACCCGTCTGGCACAGGCGGCTGGCCGGGCTTTTAAAGCGCGCGGTAATGGCATCATTATCAATATCGCCTCGGTGTTGTCGCTGGTGCATGAGATGTTCAACGGCGCTTATAACGCCACTAAGTCTTACGTACTGACTCTGACGCGTGCGATGCAGCGTGAACTCGCAGAGAGCGGCGTGCAGGTACAGGCGGTGTTGCCCGGTGCGACCCGTACGGAGATTTTCGATCGCGCAGGCCAGTCTATCAATGAAATCCCGGCTGAAATGCTGATGGACGTTGATGAGATGGTGGACGCCGCGCTTGCCGGACTTGACAGCAAGGAGACGGTAACCATTCCGTCGCTGGAAGATCTGCAGATGTGGCACGACTACGATCAGGCTCGTGGCACAATGGTTCCCCATCTTTCGCGGAATCAATCAGCATCCCGTTATCGTCAGCGCTGAGTCAGCCATCAGCCATAATGACTGAAGTCCGGTTTCACTAAAGGCACGGAGAAGCATTATCCGTGCCTGTTTGCGACTTTGGGATCGCGGTTCGCCAGATTTGTTATAGAAATCAGCAGGTAAATCACTGCTGCTTATTTCAGCAACCGGTGGCTGAGTGCTGGATTGCCCTGAAGAGATACTTTATAATCCCCGCTCCGCTGGCCCCTTAGCTCAGTGGTTAGAGCAGGCGACTCATAATCGCTTGGTCGCTGGTTCAAACCCAGCAGGGGCCACCAAATTTTATCTTTAAAATCATTGAGTTAATGTCTTTTTCGTCTCTAGACGATGTTCAATGCTATGCAAAGTGTCTCAAAAGTGTCGCACGGCATAATTAGCAATAGTATCAAAGCTTAAAATTTGGCTTTCCAAACTTCCCGCCATTAAATTGCAAGCCATTACGTAGTTATGATTTTTGGCTTTTATATGTCAATATATGTTCAGTCTATCTTTTTTGAAGAATGCTGGCAGTAGTTGGCATACAGTTGGGTCGTAGCAGCCGTTCAACTGAAATTAAAGAAAGTGCTACGGATTTGAGTGCCCCATTAAGGCAACCTCTAGGAGTTTCGATGAACACTTTCGAAAAGGGCTCAGATCTGCTGTCAAAGCGTATTTGTGCTATGAGCGGCCTGATCATGGCATTAGCGAACATCGGGTTACATCCATTGCTCGTTATTCCAATTAGCGTCGTATTAGTAGCACTTCTGCGGAAATGATAGCGTAAAAAATCCGGCCTAACGAAAGTTAGGCCACCCTCCCCTTTTCTATAAGCTTTGAACTTCTTATTTATAAAAGGATATTGCATGGCTACGCAATTCGAAAAATTAGAAAAAGAGTTAGTTGAATTGGATAAAATGGGGCACGTTCTTTATTTTTCTATGCTTAAAGAGTGCAAACAAATTGACTCAAAACATGTATCAATACTAAAAGAAAAAGGCTTTGAACTAGTTGACTTCAGATCTGAATATCAAAACTGGTACACTAAGTCATATAGAGTAGTATCTCAGCTAATTAAAGAAAGACTTTCTGAGTTTGAATATTTGTATAAGGGTGACCCTAAGAGAAAAAGTATAAATTACGTTAACTATTCAATTACAGATTATCTTCTCAAACTGCAAACTAAGAATGGATTAGGTGAAGTAATCTGTAGCACTTCCGATGCAATAAGTAAGATGGAAATGCAATATAAAATATTATCTTCAGCCAGAGAGAGATTTACTAGCGTTCTCTTTGATATTAAAGATATTGTTCAAGCTGATATTTTTGATTCAGAACTTGACACCTCGCGAGAACTGAATAAGAAAGGCTTCATACGGGCAGCTGGTGCTGTAACTGGCGTCATTATTGAGAAACACTTGTCCCACATTTGCTCGTTACATGATATTAAATTACGTAAAGCTAACCCGGGGATTTCTGACTTTAATCAGGCACTGAAAGATTCAGAGATAATTGACACACCAACTTGGCGATTTATACAGCATTTAGGTGATATACGTAATCTTTGTGACCATAAAAAAGATCGCGAACCAACAAAAGTCGAAGTTGATGATTTTATTACCGGTGTTGAGAAAATTACTAAAACCGTATTCTAATATAAATAATGAAGGCTTTTTTGCCTTCATTATTTTATTTTCTCCCAATGTGCATAAGCGGCCGTCAACGCCTCATCCGCATTCGCAAATGGTTTGTCTGCTACAGCAAGCCATTCAAGTTTATTGTTCTTAACCTGCTTAAATCGAACATCCCAATACTTACCGCGCGGCCATAGCACGTATCTGTTATCCAGCCCCAGTCGGTCATTCCAGATCGCATCGTGAATTAGCTTTTCTCCACGTTCCATAAACATCAATAGCGCGCCATTGAGTGAAAAACGTCGCATTTCGCCGCCCTCTTGCCTATACCAATACTGTATATAATAACAGTATTTTTCTTGGTGTGTTTTTCAGTTCTGCAATAAGTCCTGAAACCTCTGCAGCACTTGGCCTGTATGGAATTGCTGGCTGATCACTGACACCCAACAGAGATCCGACTGAGATTCACAAGGCGACCAAAAAACACAATATCCTTTAATTTCAATAATTTGATTTTCATTTGAGATCTATTCCCGATCCCAAAAACTGAAAAGTACTGAAATTACTTTCACTCTTTTCAGTTGGCGAACGCTGGCAGAAAGCCAGCGGTGACGCGCTCAGGTGAGGTGATTTGTAGAAAAATTAAACTGAAAATTTTTTATGATCCAAAACCTGCAGGCGGGTGCGATGTAGCGCCGATTTTGTCTGCCGGACGATTATTTCGCCGTACTGACGCGCAGCCAGTGCCGCGCTGTGCGGATGATCTGTTTATGGTTGTCGTGCTGAAGGGCGCGCCTTTGCGTGGCGCATCGTGCGTCTGAGGCGTTCTGGTGACGGGCAATAAAAAACCCGCTGCGATAGCGGGTTAGTGTGCTGGCTTACTTGCCGATGACGAGTGAATATTTCGTACTGAGCGCGGCGGCCTGCTGGCTACTCTGTGCGATGGCACTGCTGTTCGTGGGCTGGCCGGTTGACGGGTGCGTATGGCTGGCAAGCTGGTCAGCCAGCTGCTGCACAAGCGCCACGGTATCGAGCATCAGCTGGGCCACGTTAATCTTTTCTGAACCAATCCACACAACTGGCGCGATATTTTCCTGACGCGTCCCGGCAATGCTCTGGTGCAGCTGGCCAATTTTCTCAGTCAGTGACTGCCCGACTTTTTATCGCCGCGCTGCCGGTGATGTCCGTTTCCGCATTGCCGCCCACTGTAATCAGCTGATTCTGCTGTGCGGCCACGCTGTAACTGCTGGTAGTTACGTGCTGAATAGCTCCGGCCAGCTGTGACGCCGTTCCGATTACAGTGGTCCTGTCCGTGGCTTTGACTGTCGTTTCCCTGCTGACCAGATCACGCGTTTCCGTATCGGTTTTAACTTCCCAGCTCATGGACGTTTCACGGATAGCCTGATCGGTCTGGCGCTCCCAGTATCCGACCTTGCCGCCTACTGTGAGTATGTCGGTTAACAGTACCGGGCGGTTTAGCCGAAAAGTGGCCGCGTCGTCGCCGGTACAGACCAGCCCGAAAACCGCGGTGCTAACGGTGGTGATAATCCTGTGCCATGTAGCGGTTCTCCTGTGAAGGGGTTCCACTATGGTCCTTTTATCTTACGTTTCAATCATGCAAATATCGTTGTATCGTAAATGGTACAAGATTTTAAATGGAAGGAGACATAATGTATTTCAGCGACATGACGGTTTTTACTTTTCAGGTTACAGCTGCATTGATGATGGGATGGGACTATCTGATGCCTGCCAGATGGAGAGAAAAAATGAATAATAAATTAAAAAATCGCTTTTTAACTATCCAGAGTAATGTTGATAATAAGATGATAGATTTCATTAAAGAAATCACATCAGATTATAAAGCAATAATAATATCAGCACTCATGATAATCTTAGGGTTGGTTATGATTAACAATATCAACGTACTGATGAAAATCGGATATCCTTCTTTAGCTTTTGTTATATCTTTGGTTGGTGCCATTAGTTTAGCTTTAGGTGGTTTTTTTCTTATAAATTTAGTGAGCAATATAATAACGCACTTTTTTATTAGTGGAGTTATACCTAGAATATTACTTAAATTTCTGACCATGACCGAAAAAGGCCCATTCGCGGGAATGGGCTTTATTGTTCTGTTGGTTTCTTTCTTCATGAGGTATCAGAACATAATTCATCAACCAATTAAATAGTTATTAAATGTCTGGGCGAGGCGGCCAACTAATTTTTGACGTGTGGGAGATGTCGATATTTTTAAGGACTGAATATATTTCATCCATGAGACGAGCGAAGCCTTATCCTTATCCTTATCGGTGATCATGTCCAGGCGCAGTTGCGTTTGCCATGCCTGAGTAATACTGTTTGCTTCGGCAATCAGCTGGGCCTGCCGTTCTCTGGCTTCTTTGACTTCTGCCGCTTTCTATTTTGCGGAATCAGTCACCCACTTTTCACCATCCCATTTATCCCATGCAGTTGCAGGTTTGAGCGGCGTAGTGTCTGACGGATAATCACCCGGCACGTTAATTACTACTGCTGTGCCGTCAATGACTGAGTAAACCGTTTTCCCACGGTTATCTGCTACATCAGCCCATGTGACCTTCTCCCCGTTGATTAGTACACACCAATGTTAGTAATGTCTTCATAAGCTACATGAGGACATCCCCATTAAGAAGCGTTTTTCCGACGAACAGATCATCAGTATCCTCCGCGAGGCTGAAGCCGGGGTTTCTGCACGGGAACTCTGCCGTAAGTATGCTATTTCAGACTCTACTTTCTACACCTGGCGCAAGAAGTTTGCCGGCATGGAAGTCCCTGAGGTAAAGCGGCTTAAGTTACTTGAAGAGGAGAACGTCCGCCTTAAGAAGCTGCTCGCCGAAGCCATGCTGGATAAGGAGGCGCTTCAGGTGGCTTTGGGTCGAAAGTTCTGACGACAGACCAGAAGCGGGAAGCCGTGGAGGTCATGTGTGATGCAACGGGTCTGTCGCAACGCCGTGCATGCAGGCTGGCAGGTCTGTCCCTTTCAACCTGCCGTTATTCGGCTCAGCGTCCGGCTGCTGACGCGCAGCTGTCTTTACGCATCACAGAGCTGGCACCTGAACGTCGCCGCTTTGGTTACCGGCGCATCTGGCAGTTATTGCGCCGGGAGAGCCTTCACGTCAACCACAAGGGGGTATACCGCATCTGTCCCTTAACGGCCTGGGTGTAAAGCGCAGGCGACGCCGTAAGGGTCCGGCGACTGAGCGGCTTCCGCTTCTTCGCCCGGATGCGCCCAATCTGACCTGGTCAATAGATTTCGTCATGGCTGCACTGGCCGCCAGTCGCAGGATCAAGTGCCTTACCTGCGTCGATGACTTCACAAAGGAATGCCTGACAGTCACTGTTGCCTTTGGGATTTCAGGCGTGCAGGTCACGCGTATTCTGGACAGTATTGCGCTGTTTCGCGGCTATCCGGCTACGATAAGAACTGACCAGGGGCCGGAGTTTACCTGCAGAGCACTTGACCAGTATGCCTTTGAGCATTAAGTGGAGCTGCGGCTTATTCAGCCCGGTAAACCAACACAGAACGGATTTATTGAGAGTTTTAACGGACGCTTTCGCGATGAATGCCTGAATGAGCACTGGTTCAGCGATGTTCTTCATGCCCGGAAAATTATTAAGGACTGGCGGTAGGACTATAACGAGTCCAGACCTCATTCATTGCTGAATTACCAGACTACAGCTGAATTTGCAGCAGGCTGGAGAAAGGGTAATTCTGAGAGTGAAGGATCCGACATTACTAACTGAGCCTTGTATCTAATACTGGGAGCAGGTCACCCCAACTGTGGGTTTCCACCATGTGCGGGTGCTACCGGCGCGCAGGGAGAGCCAGTTAATCCAGTTGGTTTCAAGGTCGCCAGTTTTCACCCGGCACAGCCAGTTCACCGGATCAACTTCGGACACGGTGCCGGTGCAGATCAGGTTGGTGATTAGGCGCATGATTTCGCTGAGTTTAGTGTTCATGCCTTAAGGATTAACTAAAAGGCATGAGCACTAAAGAAGTAGCTATTATATGGCAGATGGTACAACTTACTGTGATGTAACAAGGAGATAACTTTTCAAAGCCACTATGTTTTCAATATCATCCTTATACATCCTTAATAAGTTAGATACTTTGTCTGCTAATTGGTCAAATACCTTTTCATCAATCATCAATTTTTGACCGTGAGCAATATCATTTCTTGCATTAACAATACTCTCATCTATGTAAGGATAGTAATCCTTATATGGCTTAGTATCGATACCTATAGACTTTGCAATATTATCAAACACCGTCGAACTCAGGTTTGATTGAGTATCGACGTAGTTTTCATGTTTTATTGCCGCAATTGATGTCTGGCGTTCAAAAAGAGCGTTTAAAAATATTATGCAGGCATCAACATTTTTAGCCTCAGAAAAAGAATGAATCTCTTTTTTCATTGCATGAGTGACGTATACTAACTGAAGATCAGAAATTAAAATTTTTTGATAATTAAGATAATTGAGAAAAAGCTCTGTAGAGTTTTTAATAAAACCTTCCCAGTGACAATATGATATCGCCACACCCGAGCGTAAAATCGTATCCTTTAAACTACCATGTTTAGCTTTAGCTTCAACTTTCAAGTGAGAGATTTCTTTTGTTCGCCATGATAGCTCATTAGATAATTCCCTCATTAATTTATCAACCGTTCTAATTTCCATTTCAGCGCATCCAGTCTTCCGCATTAGGAAGAGTATTCATTAGCCTTGTTGGCCCGCTAACACCTGCACGAGCATACTTTGTAAAATTTTCATTATTCCAAAGTGATTTTATTTTTCCGACTAAATAATCATCACTCTCACCTTCCAATGCGTCGATATTTAAAGAAGCGCCGTGAGTTATAACTTCATAAGCTGAAATCAAAAAGCCTCTTGAAAACACTTGCCCATCAAATTTTTTAAAAGCGTCAGTACCTACTTTGCTAGCCAAAAGATCAAAAGTTCTCTTGAAAATAACAGACTCTCTTTCTATATTGAAATCAGGATCGCTTGCGATAGCTCTTGATACAGTATTTAGCCATTCATTTATATCAGTGCTTTTATCGAATGAAGAATATCTATAAGCTAGGAATCTTAACGTTAATTCCAATGGCTTTTGTTCTGAAATTGACTTTTCAGTTTGCAATGTTATTTTCTTGAAGCTAGGGTACTCACTTAATTGTGTAAATGACTCAAATAACCTGTTATTTAGCATTATCATGACGCAATTTCTAACTTCCTGTTCAGTTAGAATTGAGCCACCAGTGTTTAGACGTTCGAAAAGTTCATATTTTGTTTTTTCATCACTCTCTTTTTTTAAAATCTCAACACGTAAACGTGAACGCTCAAAGTCTAGTTTTACAGCAAGAGGCATAGTTTCTTTAGCATCTTCATTATCACTCCAGCTCATCCCATCTAACGATGGTAAAAGATGGGTACCAGAAGGTATAAATGCAGGAGCTATATTATTATCTTTCTTTAAACACCCTACAAACTCGAATATGGTTGATAATCTCTGAAGACCATCGATTACTTCCCATCGCCCATTTTCATCTGTAAAAACAAATATTGGTGGTAGTGGAATCCCCAAAAGAATTGACTCGATAAAACGTGTCTTTTGTGACTCATCCCACCTGAACAATCTTTGATATACAGGATTTATAATTAGTTCATCTCTTTCATAAATTCTTGTCAATTCACCAATTGACATATCAAAACTGTCTTTAACAATTTCTCTTTTGGCTTGTTTAAGTTCGACCTGAATTTCCATGAATGACCTCATACATTACTTTGAAGGAGATATATAATGTAGCATGAGGTCTCGTATGTGATCCACCAACTCTAGATTGAAACCTAAAAGTCTACGTTCAGAATATTTGACTACATTTGCACGACCTCTCATCTTTTCTCTCAATCCGTAATGATGGACCCGAGTTATCTGGAAAACTTCTTTAGCAAACCCAATTTGCGCCTGCTCTTTATTAACACTTACTTTAAGATATTCAGCTGTTTTCAGCTTTGCGAACATCCCACGACGGATGCGGCCCTTTTTGCTGAGTGCGCTAAAGCGGCGCGGTTCCCATGCGGTGCCGTCAGGGGAACGTTGTGCGGTGATGTTCGCCTGTTGAATGCGCCGCACGTCACGCGCTACTTCACGCAGCATCTTCTTCTGGGCCGCCGGTTCCAGCTGCGAGAGAAGCGCCGCCAGCCAGGCATCCACTTCATGCTGTTCAGCCATGCTTCACCGCCCAGATTTCCTCTGGCAAATCCAGTTCCGGCATCGCCTCAATGCTTATTTTACCGTCCACAGTGGTTGCCACGACTCGCTCGGTCAGCTTCAGATCCATGCTGATGTCGCAGCGGTCATTTGCCAGAATATCGACCTCAAACGTAAACAGCTTTTCGCGCGTCTCGCTATTCTGCAGCGGGTCGGGCTGGTTTTCGCGCAGCCATAAAAGCACCGGAGCCATCAGCAGATTCTGATCGCCGGTGAAGTCGGTGATCACCACGTTCAGCGTGTAGCGATACTCCCACGACAGGGACGCGGCTGACGTGGCAACCAGCTGTCCGCTGGCAATGAACAGATGCAGGCGGTCCGGGTTATCGGCCACGTAAGGGACCGACTTATTCAGGGCGCTGCGTAAGGACTGCGGCTTGTTCATCGTCTTTTTCCTGACAGCTGATGATGGTATCGACCTTACCGGCACATGCCGCCCAGGCGGCCTCCGTTTCGTCCAGCAGG